GTTCTCCTTCAAACTTTAAATCTCTAGTATCAATATTTACAGATGTTATTGTTTGTTCTAAATAACCATTAATAGCTATATGGTCAGCATCAGACATTAATCTTCCGTTAGGCATATAGTGAAAACCTTTAGGAGCTTTAACACCATCTTTTATTTTTACAAACAAACCTGATTCTTCGTATGCCATTTTATTAATATTTTGCGTTTATTATAATTTCACTACTAACTGCAAACAACTCTGCTTTTTCAGTAGAATTATTTTCAAATTTAGCCATAGCATAATAACCTAAAACACCACTATCACCTTGTGTAAATTTAGAGAACATTAAATAATCACCTTCATTAGGTGTACCATAGCCGTCAACATATAGTTTATAACCCACAGGCGTTGCTTTTTCAATTTTTCTTAATATACCTAATATATTAGCTTGTCCTATACCGTTTGAATCTATACGCGTGTTAGCCTGAGGATCAACAGCTCCTGTTTGCACTCCAGTTGGACATGCAAAAACTAAATCACCTACTTGAAGCGACTCGTTTAAATTATCTATTGTTAAAGTTAATACTATCATTTATAAATTTTTAATATCCAGAACCTCTACTTACTCTAGCTGATTGTTGTCTTAATCTTATTTGTATTTCTTCTTCTGTTTCTCTTCTAACAGTTGGAACTACTCTTTCTCTTTCTTCTTCTTGTTTTTTCTCAGCTTCTTGTTTAGCTATAAGCTCTTCTCTTTTCTTTTGTTCAATTTCAAATCTTTGTTCAGCTTCTTCTACAGTTCGTACGTTTACTTGCTGTTGTTGAATTTGACTTGCTTGCACTACAGCTTGTTGTTGTTGTGTCTCTTGAGCTTGCTGTTGAGCTATGGCTTGCTGTTGTTGTATTTGAGGTGCTATAACAGCGTCAGCAAAGTTACTACTAGTATCAACAGGTGCTGTAACAGGTGGTATAGATCTATAGTTACTTGGTGAGCTTTGAAAACCAACTAAAGAGGTTGGTTGAGCGCCTTTGTAACTAGGTGTAAAGTTAGAGAAAAAGCCTGGTGGAAATATACTAGCAGACGTTGGAACAAAGCTAGCGCCAGACCAAGCATTAGTTCCAGCGTAAGGATTATTTGTAGCGGTTACTGTTGGAACAGTTGGAGTAGTTGAAGTAGTGCTAGGTAAAGGTGTTAACAACGGTGTTTGAGCAACTGGAGCAAGCGTTGTAGGTACTCCACCTGGTGGAAGCGGTGGTGGTGGTGGAGCAAGTAGTATTGTTGGAACTACTGGTGGAAAAGATACTACTGATACATTTTTAATAGGAATTTGTGTTAGAACTACAGGTGTTGGCGCAAGAATAACACCAGAGTCTATTAACTGTTGTTCTAAACTAGTTGATGTTGGTATAGCCCCAGATACAGCAGTTAAAGAAGTAGGAATACTTGAAACAGATATACTAGGATCAATAATTAACGAAGGGAAATTTACTAAATTATCTTCATCTGGAAAACATGATGGATCTAATTTTGTTGTATCCCAAGTGTCAGGTGTTGCTGTTGGGTTAGCTTCGTAGTCAACACCACCAACAGGAATAAACCCAATACCTTGAAAAGAAAAATCAGCAGTGTCACTATTTACAACTAAAGGATTAACACATTTTTTTATATTATTAAACCATCTACCTTCTTTTTCTAAAAACTCATTTATATAACCTTCTTCTTTATTTGTTATTATTCTTTTTACAAACCAACCATCTTTATTATCTAAATTATAAACCTCTTGATCGTTGTAAGTTCTAGTGTCTTGATACGGAAGTGTTAAATCTTGAGATTCAAATTTATCTACTTTACTAGCACTACCTTCGTAGTTTAAAGTATGAAATACTTTAGTATCACTAGGAGCATCGTTTAATATTACATCTATAGTAGAGCTTGTAAAATTATTGTAAAAAGTATTTCTAGGGCCATTTTCATCGTGGTGTTTATATAATCTACCTTTATCAAAAGTATAATAATCATTAGCCATACTAATACCAAACTGCATTTCAGAAAAAGATTTAAAACTTACCCAACCTTTTGTTCTTTCTTTAAATGTTAAAACAGCTGATTTATCTATTAAAGCCATATCATCGTAAGGTGTAGCTATTAACCCTAAACCACCTAATATTTGATAGAAATTATAAGCTGTATTTTTTTGGTTTAAAAAGAAACCAGTTGAGTACTCTGGGTTATTAGCATCGCCATCAGGATAAGTTATGTTTACTGCTTGTATTTTTTCAAGCTTTACGTTGTACTCACTATTTCTGTCATCATAACTACCTATAACTCTATTACTAATTTTAAGATTATCTCTAAACCAGTCTTTCATGCCTGCTTCAGATATAGGTGTTAAGCCGTCCATAGAAAGTCTAAGTATCGCGCCTCTAACTTTATCACTAAAATAAGCTCTATAATTTTCAGAAGCAAAAGACTCTGGGTTTGTTGATATACCATACTCACCAGCAAAAGGTATAGTTTGGCCAAGCACATTTTCAGTAGCTGTTAAGTTAGTGTTACCATCAGCGTTAAATACAGCATCTTTATTTGCTAATATTTTTAAAACTTTATCTTCACATAAAGTAACTAAATCACTATCTCTAGAATATAGTTTTTGTATACTACCATAAATAGGGTTTATATCTTTAGTTATTTTTTCAGCAGCAATAAATTGATTTAAATTATTAACACCGCCTGTAGAGTTATATAAACCAGAATATATTAAACCATATTTTCTATGTTCTTCTTTATATTCTGTTTCTAGTGTTGTTGAAACTCTAACGCCGTTAGATATAAAAGGTAAATTAAAGTTATCTCTAATTCTATTTGACTCAACACCATTACCAAACGAATAACAATTATACCAAGGTAATTCGTAAGAGTTGTTGTACATGTTATTATCTAATCTTACAAACGCATGTATTTTTGATGGAGAACCTGCTAAACCATAAAGAACTGAGTTTGGTGGTATTATTGCTCTAAAATCTAAATCATCTGGACGCATTATTGTAACTTCAAGAGATTTACCAAGAGGTAAAGCGGTAACTCCGCTAAAGATATTAACAAATGTAGACGGAATAAGCGTTGTTGTAGTTGAAACTTCTTCAGTAGCTATGACCAACTCATCACCTCTATAATCAACTACTATAAAGCTATCATCACCATTTATTATTTTAGAACCAAGCGGCACAGCTTCATGTATATTGTCTTCTGTTATAAACAAAGGTACAGCTGCGCTAGCTTCGTAGTATATATCTAAATCTTTTGTTTCTTTTGGTTCAGTTTCCCATATAGCTGGATTATCTGATAATATCTCTTCAGGCTCTATAGGTTCTATAAAATCTAAATGAAAACCAACAGCGCCAATAGCTCCAACATCATCTCTTGTGTTAAAGTTAAACTCAGAGTTATGGCTATAACCGTTCATACCTACTTGAACAAATACATAAGTTTGTATGACGCCACCTACATCTCCTGCAACAGGGTTTTTTGCTGGAACAGAAGCCAACACGTGTTCAACACTAGATAAAGGAAATCTATAACCACCTAAAGTTAACTCAAAACCATTACCACTAGCTAATTCATTTATCTGCGTAACAACTAAAAAATCATTAGAACTTGAACCTAAGTTTGCAGAATCATTTACAGCATTACCATTGTATTCTTTTAACGCCATACCTGGTATTAAAACTGATGTTGAATCAGTATCTTTTAAAGTAGAAACATATATTACTAAAGGAACACCTAAGCTACTACCACTAGAAGTTGTTCCACTAGTACCACCAGTACTATCAGCTATTGCTAACGTTACCACTGTGCCATTATTTATCTGACCATCAGTAACAGGATTCCAAGCTAAGGTTTCAGGTATATTTTTAATATTAAAACCACTAGTAAAATTATGCGAAAGATGCTCTGCCATACTAACACCACCTTCTATATACCTTGCGCCACCATCGTGGCCAACATATTTAGATCTTCTAGAGCTATGTCTCAGCAAGTTTAATCTACTTAAATCTGGTATAGTGTATATTGTTTGATTTGGATCTTCTCTAAACCTAAATTGAGCACCTGGTTTAAAGTTTTGTGTAAAAGTAGTATTTTTACTATTAGCTGAAGATGTATAATAAGGGTTTTGTGATTTACCATTAGGAGTAAACCAATTGCCAAAATTAAAAAAATCTGTTGTTAACACGTCATCTGCACAACCATATATACCACCGTAAGATATAGTCATGCTCCATTTTCCTGAAGAAGAAACTGTTAAACCGCCTTGGTTTTCATAACCACCTGACTCTGCTATATTATCTTGATATCCAGTTTCAGTAGGAGTAGGACCTGTCACATCAAATCTTAGTTTATTAGCATTTGTGTTTCCAGCGGCAGCTGTTAAACCTGCATATTTACCACTTAAATATAACCAAGATAAATCATCATCTGTACTATTTCTTCTAGCAGCGGCTGGTCCAGCATCAATAAACCAAACATCTGTTTCTATAGGATTATCAGCGCCAATTTGGTGTGGTCGTTCTTCATAATATTTCCCAAGTATACTCGATTTCTCAAGCCAGTGACCAGTATAATTTACAGACTCACCATAAGCTTTATCATCCCAATGCCAAAACTCATTTTTATATGGAATCGCACCGACCGTGCTTGAAGTGACTTTAGTAAGTGGTAATATTAATTTTGAATCTGCAATCGTCGTAACGCTAGTCGCAACAGGTATATTGCCAGCAACTATACCGGTAGAAACACCAGGACTAACTACACCATCAAGACCGTTACGAAAATTTGGTAGACCATCTTCACCAAAGTTTGTTGTTTTTAATCTTCTAAAGTAAGTTGACATTGAAGCGAACTCAGCGATACCATAATAACCATAAGCTCTATCTATATCTGTGTTGGCGTAATTAAAAGCTTGAGGCCCAGCGTTAAAATCATTAGCTTCAATACCAGGATGACCATCAGTTAAAGGGTAATTAACATTAGTTCCAGACCAATGCTTTTCAATATGTTCATCTCTATTTTTCATAGAATAAATTATGCTACTAGATATAACTCTAAAATCTAAACCATCTAAAAATGATTTACCTATGTTTTCTGTAAATACTTCGTCTAAAAATATTTTTACAAAAAATCTACCATCAAATTTTGGTGTATTTTCTACTCTATATTTATATATATTAACCGTGGTACCATTATTAATACTAGTTGAGTTAGCTCCTGATGGATCGTTAGATATAAAGTTTACGTCTGATCCTAATGGTTTCTCTAACTGTATACTAAATTGTGCATTAGCTACTCCAACAGAAGCATCTGTAGAGTTTTGAGTTATTGATGTAATTCTATAACGCTCTGAAGTTTGAAGACCACTTTGAAACTCTATATATAATTGAGCATCAGTAACTATATCTAAGTTTCTACCAGGACCACTAGCAAAAGGACTATAATCCATTTTAAACTCATCTCTACCTATTAAAGGCAATTGACCAGCGCTAAATAAATTTACTGCAACAGAACTATGTGTAGCGCTAACACTTAATAATTTATTAGTTTTTATAAAATCAGGTGCTTCATTTTCAACTGCTAAAACTTTGTATCTAGCAACATCTGTAACTAAAGTGTCTTGATCAGAACCTTTTTTTAGTATTATAAAAGTATCTATATCTATTTTGTTTCTATCAGAAGAAGGAAAAGCAAGCCAAATATTACCATCTTCAGCGTCGTAAAAACGATCCATAGCCATATTATAATATTCACCAGCTGTTTCTTTTATATAAAACTTCATGTGAGTAGCGTTCTGAGGTCTACTCAAAGCTTGTAATAATTGAACTTGAAATCTATTATATTTATCTGCTCTTTCTTTTTCAAGTTTTATAGCCCCAGATGTGTTTGATATTACAGGAGTTTCTCTACCGTACTCATCTGTAAACACAACTCCTAGTTGGTATTCTCTAAGTGATTTTACAGATTTTAAAGTTTCAGTTATATTTGGATCAACTAAAACGCTATCAAGACCATTATCGTAATATTCTTTACTTGGATTATTACTCCAGTAAACAGATATGTTTGGTGTGTATTTTTTACCATCTAAAGATATTAAAGTGTAGTTTTGTATATAGTTACCATATACTATTCTATTACCAGTTACATCTTGTGCTAACGCTCTTCTTGGCACATTGTCATAAGGTCGTAACAATTGATTAGAAGGTACAACAGTTCTTACTGTTTCTTTACTTATAATATAAGGGTTTGATGCAACTCCACTTACCCAGTTACCTCTATTAGACTTCCAAGAGTTAGTACCAGGTGTATCTTCGTAATCATCTTGACTAATAGTATCTACAACATAAATAACAGGTGATGCATCATCTTTAAATAATATATCAATAGATGTAACGTCTTTTGGTGTTTGTGGCGTTACTATTCTAGTGAGCTCTATTTCTTTAGCTCTGTTGGTCATACCTAAATTATAACCTTTTTTAGGATGGTAATCAAAAGCGCCTGGTCTAAACGCTACTTGTGTAAAAGGTGCAAACGGTGAATATTCTCCATCTTCAAATTTATATCTATAAGAAAATCTAGGAAACTTAAATTCAAATAGTTTTTCTTCTTCATCCCAAAGATCTATTACGTATTTTATTTCATTGTTTCCATCTGCTGGAATTGGTGGAATACCAACTTGAGATAATATTTTAATTGTAAAACCAGAATCAAACGTGTTAGCATCAGTATCAGGATCATAATCTACAACTATACCCTTTAAAACGTAATCTGTTAAAGGTAGTCCAGGTGGAGTGTTATCATCATCAAAAGGAGATATAGCAAATTTTGTTCCAACAGCTATAGCGTTATTGTTTCCGGTTGGGTTTGTTGGTCCAGTGTGCCAACCTGTAAGACCATCTGAATTGTTTACATCACCTATACTTTGTATATCAGCAGTTGATTGAGACAAACCTTCTACTACAGACAAAGATAAAGTATCACCAGTTTCATTTAAAGTAACATCTCTATCAGTGCCAACTTCAATACCTGAAAAATCATATAAGCCACCAAAAAAAGAAGAGTTGGCTTTATTATCTTCTGTAGTAATAGTTAAAACACCTGTGTATATTTTATTAGGATTTCTATCAACAGAAACACGCATGTCTAAAGGTTTCTTAGGCGCTTTTTTAATTACTGTTATATGTTTTTCCTCTATGTCTATATTAGTTAAAGACTGGCTATCATTTATTAATTTAGTCTGCGCTGCTAAACTAGTTGTACCTTGCTTAGATCTAGTTATGTTTATTTTTCTAGGCTCATTAATATTATCAGTCCAGAATAACATATCATCAATAATATTAATACCAGTTATAATATTTATTGGATCAAACTTTAAAACGTTTTTATTTATATCAACAAAAATAGGTGTAGGATTATTATCTAGTCTTGAGTGTTCAAATATATAATCAGCGTCTAACGTCCAAACAAAATAATATAACTTATCGTTTTTTTCGTCAGATATAGAAGCTACAGTTGTTGCGTGATCTGGTAATACTACACCATCAATAACAACTTCTGTATTACCTAATATATTTTGAGCAGTACCAACGTCAGACTCTTCAGACGTAGAAACTTGCACATTCATGGCATCTCTATATTCTCCATTAGGAACAAGCCTATCATCAAGGTCTTTGTTCATTTTACCACTAATGAACGTGTGTTTAATCTCTGGCATATTTTAGTGTTTTATCCACTTAGATTTGCCTCTAAGTATTTGAGTTAATTCTTCTAGTTTTAAGTTTGATAATCTTAGTTTAGCTGTTCTTACAGCTGCAAATTTTTCTTTTTTAAGCCTTGGTACTAACTGTTGTGTTTGCATAAGACCTGAAGCAACCGCGTGTAATATTGATCTATACATAGCTTCTTCAGCAAACTTGTGAACCTGCATCTCTTCATCTGTACCAAGACTATCACTTATATAATCTAATATCACAGTTTTTTCAGCAATATTAGAGCTAAAATATATTTTACCTGAAACACAGTCTATATAAAAAGAACCGTTGACTTGAGCAAACGAAGGTTCTATTCCATATCTATTACCTTCAACTGGCCAATAAACATCGTCTTCATAATCATTTTTATTATTTTCAGATGGAGTATTTAGCTTGTAATTAGCCCAAGCTGTAGTATCTACTTTATCTGGTGAAACAAAAGTTACTTCACCGCTAGAAGATACAGCTGTATCTGGTAATTCGCTAACTACAATAGTTGTAGAATTAACATTTGTTACAATAGTACCTACAGGAAAGTTATCATGCGAAACTATCATACCAACTTTAATATCAGCAATATCAGCTGCTGAGGCTGCTGTTATTTTATAATTTGCAGAAAGATCCCAAGATAAGTTTTCAACTATAAAAGATTCTTTTTGAGGTAATAATAACGAACCATCTACGTTTTCAAAATTTAAAGTTGTACTAGTATTACTTTTTGTTGGTAAAGTAACAATACCGCTAACATCTTCTATTGTTATGGTTGTAATACCACCAGAGTTTGAAGTAGCTTTTACAAAAGTGTTTTCTGGTATATAAGGCCCTATAACTTTCATGCCAACTAATATGTCTTTATATTCTTTATCTAAAACAATATCGCTAGAGCTACTACTTAAAGTACCAACAGCTTGTAGTTTAAAATCACCATTATCGTCTTGTAGTGGGTTTGATGATGGATTTGAAGTGTGTTTCGTAGGATATAAAGGATGTTTTATACCGGCATCATCTACCCAGCTTATTCTAGTGTAGTTAACATAATCTTGCGGCAAAGGCATCTGAAGTGTTGCTGGTACTTCATACTCTTGAGCTTTACAAGATTTTAAAGTATCAAATGATAATTCAGCTAAAGCTCTTTGTGCATGAAAAGCAACATCTGTTTTACTTGCTTTAGATATTATTTTATCTTCACCAACATATATATACATAAATTGTTTTATGATATCTGCTAGCGAAACAAATTGATAATTACCATAATCATTATCATTGTAATATTCTTGTGGTGTATTATTTAATAATGCCATTTATTTATTGTTTTTCTTGTTGTACTTGATTTGTTTCTAAAGCTTGTGATACTTGTACTACTTCTGGTGATTTTAGATTTACACCTGCAAGTTTTAATATTTTATAAACTAGTTTAACTTCTTCTGAAGGATGTAACTCAAAGTCTATAGTAAGACCAGGGTTCCATAATGGTTTTTCATTAACTATAACATAAGCCCATTGAGCTTTGCTAGGTGTTTTAAAATAAATAATTTCAGTTGGAGTTACGTTTTCAGGGGCTAAGCATGAGATAGCTTGAGAATTACTAATGTTAACTACTGGTCTTTGTGCAGTAGGTTTTATTAGTGGCCCTCCGTTTTTAACATTGTTAAAGTCTTTAGTATTTAATATTTCACAATCAATATTATTAAAAGAAACTTTATTTACTCTATAAACGTAATTTGGAAGTACTTTTAATCCTGCTGGATTACTAGCGTACGAGCTAATTGTTGCGGAATCATCTACAGCTTCTAAAAACTGTAGCTTTTCATATAACATATCATCAACATCAGAGTGAACAGTGTTGTTACCAGGAACTCTTAAAAATTGATTTAAGTCGTAAAAATACTGCTCAAATATTTCCATCTGAGCGTGGTTCGCGAATAAATTAAATTCTTGAGGTGTTATATATCCTCTTTGTTCTTTATTGGCTAAAGCCAAAACTCTTTGATATACAGTATCTATATTTACCGCCATAATTTCTTTTTATTTGTATTTGCAATCGCCCCGTAGAGCGACTGCATCTACAAGTTGATTATTATTTTAATCTTTTTTCTATATTTGCATATATTTCCATACCTTCATCAGTTTTAAACCAAGCGGCTAAAGCTGTGTATGGGTGCTCTTCAAAAGGAACAGTGAATAATTTTCTATTTGTTGAAGCCCATAAAAAATCTCTTTGGTTTTCTGAAAGCTTTAATATTCTAGCTTCAACAGCTTTTATACCAAAATTTCTTAACATTACATTGTCGTCAGAGGCTAACTCTAAGAACAAAGCAGGATTTTCTTTAGCAAATAGTAATAAATCACGTTTTACTTCTTTAGAACTCATTTTAGACACTTCAGAGCCAATCTCAACACGCATAATAGCTTCAGCCATATCAATATCAACATCTCTTGCCGCTATTAAAGCATCAACTTCTAACTCTAAAATATCTATTTGTTGTTCAGCTACTTCTTTTGGTTTGTGTTCGTAAAACAATTTATCTCTATGTGGATGATATAAAGATAATAATTTTTGCAAAACTGTTTTGTTTTTAGGAACAAATAAACCACCATTTTGAAATATAATATGCTCTAACCTTTGCTCTCCTTTCATTTCATCAACAAAAGAAGTTCGTTGATTAGATGTATATTTTAATTCTCTTTCATAACCTTTTTCTTCATCAAACCAAAATATATTGCTACCTCTTATCAAGTAAGTTAAAGGCGATCTGTTGTGAGTAAGATAATACATCCTATCTTTCATTTCCCACTTAGGTTCTTTAGATTCAACTTTTTTAGGTTTTGGTGCTTCAACAACTGGTGTTTCTACAACCGTTTTTTCTACGTGCTCATCACCAGGATCTCCTTGGTAAGAAGCTTTTTTTGTTTTTTTTGCCATAATATAATATATAATAAAATTAATAAAATAAAAGGCCGAGGCCGAAGCCTCGGTCTTTTAAAAAAATAGTTTAGTTCATCAACATGAAGTTATTAGCTCCTTGTGTGATTAAACATCTTTCAGATAAATAGTGTACTTCCATCACGTCTTTACCAGAAGTAGCAGCACCCACAGAACCAGTAATCCAAGTTTTCATTCTTCGATCATCAGTTTGTGAAGCTCTATATCTAACATGTAAGAAAGGACGTTTCATATTTGCGCCTAACTGTTCGTCGTAAACTGAAGTTACACCAGCAGGAATAACAACTCCTCTAATGTTAGTAACAACATCATTTAAAGCACCTCTTGTACCTTTATCGTTAAGATATTTAAAGTCAGACTTATAGAAGTCATAAGAACCTCTTCGGAAACCAGAGAAACCTAAGTTAAGCGCCATATCTTCAGAGTTATCAAATACTCCGTAAGATGTACCACCAGCACCGTAAGAATTCATTGAAGCTAACATGTCATCAATAGCCAAACTAGTTGATCTATCAACAAACATCATATTTTCTTCAATAGCACCGTTTTGGTCGAATACAGCTAATATAGCGTCAAACTCAGCTAAATCAGTTGCAGCGTTAACACCAGTAATACCAGTAGTTTGGTGACCTCTAGTAGTAATAGCTTGGAATAAACCTTGCGTACCATCTTGTAGAGCACCTCCGTCAGTACCACCAATTGCACCAGCATTTGTTACAGCAGTTTCAGCTTCTAGCATAGTCATTTCTAAATAATCAGTGAAACGAGCTCTAGTATCACCTTCAGCTTTTAAATACCACAAGTAACCTGATTGACCTTCTTCTCCAGCAACTTCAATCCATCCAATTTGCGTAGTATCAGATCCAGACACTTCGTAGTAGTCTTTCATGATAATGTGCTTGTTAGAGTGAGACTTGAATTTAGGAGAGTTAGCAGCAGATCTACCATCAGTTCCTTTTTCAAATTCAGAACCAATAACTAGTATTCTATAAGCTCCAGCACCAGCTGAATCAGAGAATCCAGCAGCATCAAAATTAGCTTCAGCGTAAGGTAAAATAGTAGCTGTATTAGTAGAGACAGCTGAACAGTAACCTCTTAAAGTTAATGCAGCGCTAGATACTAACACCATATCACCTACTCTAATACCGTGATCAGCACCAACAGAGTTACCGTCAACATCGTTTACAATTGTAAATATGTTAGCAGAAACATCTTCGTTTGTAGCTGTATAAGCTAAATGTAATCTACCTTGCTCTGACCATATAACTCGGTCAGAAGTAGAAGCTTCTTCAGCTCCAACTTGAGCTAAGAAACCTGCGATTGTTCTCTTACCGTAAACCTCAGCTTCTTTTTCCATAAGATCTGGTAAGTATTGTTGTGCCCATCCTTCAGTAGCAGACGATGTAAAGTCTACATAGTTAGAGGACAACGTTTGTTTTCTAGGAGCAGCATCTATACCACTCGCACTTGTAATTGCCATTTTGTAATAATTTTAAATTTATGATTTGTTTTTATTTTTAAACTTAAAGCTAGAAGAATTATCACCTAACACTTTAAACGTCAAACCACCTGCTTCAATTTTACCATGATTTTGTCTTGGTTTCATATTCACATTTTTAGCTTTAGCTATACTATCTTTCATAGCATCAGCTTTGCCTTGTTCGTAAAAGTGTTTTGCAACAGCGTCTGCATTCATTGCTGTGTATAAAGATTTATGATAACCCGCAGCATCTGACATTTCATTATTTTCATTCAAAAACTTTTTGACAAAATTATTAATATCGCTTTGAGCATTTTTTACTTCATTAGCATTGTTAACGTTAAACCTATACTTTTTATCACCGACGTTATATTCAAAACCTTTGAATTTATCGTTAAAAACCTGGTTAGTTTTATTTAAAAAAGTAGAAGTTTGTTTTTCTGTTACTTTTTTAGTCTCTTCTGACTCTTTGTTATATCTATTAAAAAAATCTACAGCTTTTTGTTGTTCAGGTGTAAGCTTTGAACCAGCTTTGATATCTTTATAGTATTTGGACTTTTGCCCGTCCAGATGGGCTTTAGCGTTGGCAACTTGCTCTTTTAACGCTAATTTTTTTCTTCTTATTTCTTTCGCATCATCTTCTTCTTCGTCGTAAGAAAATTGATCTTCCATAAGAAAGTTAATTTCTTCTGTATTTAAATGCGGCTTAGTTTGCTTATAGTATTCGTATAATAAATCTTGATTATCTAATTTACTATAATCTTGATTAAGCCTAACATAGTCATTTAAATCACCACCAGTCTCATCCATGAAATCTACTAGCTTTTGTATATTCTCTGGCAGCGGTTTACCGGTAGCTTTTGATTCAGCTATAGCTTCTTCAACTTGTTCAGCTACTTCTTCTGCTTTTTCTTCTACTTCTTCTTCTGTTATTTCTTCAATAACGGGTTTTTCATCTTGAACCTCGTCGGAGCTTTCTTCTCCGGTAGATTTTTCATCTTTTGCTTCGATGTTTTCTTCACGTACCTCTTCGCTAGCTTCGGGTTCGTTGCGAACAGGTACCTCATCTGTGCTTTGCTTTCCAGTGGCATCTTCTTCTTTTTTTATTGGTTTACTTAAATCTACTTTTATAACTTCATCATCACCCGCAGATTCAAATTTAGTTTCATCAACTTTTTCTACAGTTTCTTGTGTAGTCTCTTCAACTACTTTTTCATTTTTTTCTTCCATAATATAATATAATAATAATTAATAAATTTACTTAGGATCAAAACTTCCTAATCCAAAGCCACCACCTAGTATATCATTACCTGATGACTCAAAGTTTTTAGGTGGTTTGTTGTTTAATCTTTGATCTATAAGTTCGCTTTGTTGAGAAGCTTGCATTCTTGTTCTATCGTCTTTTCTATTTTCTTTTATAGTTTCTTTCATATCAACTTGTTTCATGTTCATTTGCTGTAACTGTTGATTTATTTGAAACTCTAATTGCATTAATCTCATTTTATGCTCAACTTCTAATTCCATTTCTTGTGCTTTTAACTGAGACTTCATTTGCTCTAGTTGAGCGTTGTTTTGTGTAATAGCTTGATTTTTTTGAACTTCAGCCTGAGCAGCTACTTGTTGTGCTTGTGCATTAGCTTGTGCTTGTGCTTGAATGTTTTGCTGTTGAACTAATTGATCTCTTTGTTGTTTTTTCTTTCTTCTAATTTTAAGCACTTGATTTGCTAGTTTAACATTTCTAATTTCTCTAACATCAATAGCATCTTCAAGATCTATACTCTGTTGTTGTATAGCCATTTGTATATTGTTTTCTAACATTGCTTTTTCTTCTTCATCCGGCATTAACTCTAAAAATATACCAAAATCATAAAGATGTAGCTCAGACATTTCTTTTAATGTAGCTAAATTATGACCACCTATAGCTTGTATAAATGCATCTGCAGCTGGAGAATATTCTAATATATCTGATATTCTAAGCGATAAACACTCTGCAACTTCTGATGTTAAAAATAAACCAGCTTGTAGTATATGTCTTGTCGCTGTGTTAGAGTTAGCTGCTGCTAATTTTTGAACACCAACTAAAGCGTTTTTATCTGGTATACTACCATCTCTAGCTTCGTTAAGTCCGGTTACATCTCTTATCATTTGTAAATAGTAATTGTAATTACCAATAAGAGCTTGCATTTTGTTACCACCGCTACCACTAGTTATTTCTTGTATTGGCACTTTACCAGGATTCATATCACCTTCAGAAGTAAACGATCTACCTATAACAGAACCTGTTTGGAAGAACATGTTTAAAGCTTCTTGCGGATTATAGTTTGTACCGTTACCTAAATCAACTTCAGCTAAACCATCAGCATCAAGATACACACCATCTGGAACCATACGTGACATTACTTGTTGTAGCTTCAAATGTGTAAGCTGTATCATATCAGCAAAACCAGTAATACGTCTTACTAATGAATCAATTTTACCGTTATACATACGTGGCGCTACAATAGAGTAATTCATTTTAACTTTAGTATAATCACTTTTTGGCCTCATCATATTGCTAGCCATTTCCCATTTAAGAAGTTTATCAGTACCTAATATTAAAGCTCCATCGTAAAGTGTTTCTATAGATCTTAACATTTTTGCAAAGCCACCTTCCATGTTTTCAGGTGGATTAAACCTATCATCTTTAGGTATAATTTTATCAGCACCAGTGCCAGTTTCTTTTATTTTGTAAACCTCATTCATATACGTTTTATAATTAAAATACAAAACTTGAATAGTATTGTTATCTTCTTTATCTTCACTATGCCTTGAGCTATAATTAGAACGATTATAAGATTTGTTTTTCATTATATCTTCTAAATCAGACTCAGATAAATGTGGAAACTCTTTTGCTAATTCATTAACAGGTATAGTTTTTACTTCACCAACATAATATATATCTTCAAAATAAGGTGATTCAGTATAAGAATAAACTAAATTAGCTGGATCTACATAATCAACAGTAACACCTTCAGATGTATTAAAACCTGTTTTTACCGCACCTATACCTAAAACAGCTAGATCATAATAAAATCTTTTTTTAGTTAACTCGTATCTATTACCATCTAACAAAGTATTTATAGCTTGCTCTTCTGCTATTTCTACAGCTTGCTTGTAATTTAACTGCATGTGTAACTGTAACTCTTCTTCAGAATCTGGTAAAGTCTCTGGATCATTGTCAGTTATTTGTATACCAAAAGCTTCTTCTGTAAAGTCGTTTAAATCTTTAGTACGCATGTCAGCTAGTATAGACTCCATGTAAGCAGTTCTTTTACTCATACCGTATGTATCTTGAGAATATGCTTTTATATCATAAAGTCTTTCTGTCATACCATTTACAACTATATCTACAAATTTAGATACAATTGGAACTGGCTTCCAGTCTAAATTTAAATAGGACAAGTCACCGTTTATAGATAATTCGTCCTTGTACTTTTGTATTGATTGCTCGCCCCTAGCGTATAATCTTAAATTATGAAAATCGCTATGATGATCCCTGTATCTGTTAGAACCTCTGTCGCTATTAAACCACTCTTGCTCTATAGCTTTAGCAACCTTTAAACCATAGTCATAGCTTATTTTTTCAGCATCGCTTACAGTTTGACTAGGAAAATAACTTTTACCAGAATATGCCATATTTATTTTATTATTTGTGAATTTGTTCCAGTATTCCTATATTTAGAAATACTTATATTTAGTTTAGGTTTTTCAACCTTTACGTTTGGTGCGTACAAATGTCTATTGTTTGCCATTATAGCTAACCCAGAACTTATTGATGCATCAAACTTTGTTCTTTTGTTTATATCAAACTTACTCCAATCGTTTAGTAATTCATTAAAATATAAACTACCAAAACTACCATCTTGCTTCATGCCAACATGATCTTGTATATACATTTCAATTGCAGCAGCGTGAGCTTGCTTAATGTCTTCTGAAGAGTTTGGTATACCACCTATTTCTTTTTCTGCTGTAGATAATTTGTTCCAAGATTTATCAGGTCTATTCATACTAAAACCTCTATAACCTCTACGTCGTAAATAATACAACAGTCTTGGTTTGTTATTCTCTGCTAATATTGGCATACCATAAAAAACTAACGCCATTAATACATCTTCAAAGAATATTTCAGCTGTAGGTGGTCTTGACAAGTATTCTAAAAAAAAGCTGTTCGCAGGAGCGTCCTCCATACTAAACCTGGTTAAGCCGTGTAATGCTCCTTTAGATCCTTTACCATCTACAGTTCCTGATATATCATAAGAGTCACAACCAAATGCTCCCATGTGTTCATTACCAGGATATTTTACACCGTTTTTAAGAACCACTCTATTTTGTAAATGCTGAGGTGGAACCCAGCTAAGTTTAAATCTACCTTTTGGTTCTGGGTAGAATATTACTTGTGTATCTTTTATTCCGTTAAACCATTGAAAATTACCTGTAGTAACTCCTAGGTTTTTAGATAATTCTTCGTTATAATCTATTTGCTCGTATATTTTTACTAAATTAAATATACTATTTTTTGTTTCATCTCTAAACGCATGCTCAGTAGTTCTTGGAAACTGCCTATAAAACTCGTTTAAAGCATCTTGATCGTTTTTTAAACCATCAACTTCGTTTTGCCAACTATCTATTACACCTACATCTATTAGTTCACCATCTGGGGCGAACACATCGCTGTCAGGAGTAGTGAATACTGGAACTCCGTACTCATCAATAAATCCTTCGTAGTTCCACTCCATTGGGATAAACAAAGAGTATAAACCAGATTTTGTTTGACCATTTCTATTTCTCTTAGTGACATCTGATGCATTATATAACTTTTTAAAATTATCTCCACCTTTGTCTAGGGCGTTGGAAGTTGACCCCATCATACACTTACCTATAATTCTACTACCTAACCTTAAACATGTCTTTGTGACACGCCAGTTGTTTAATATATTATCAGGTCTTTCCCACTTACCACTTTCGTCGTGTACTAGTAATTGTAGCTTTTCTCCATCATAGCTATTGTCACCTGTGTTTTTCCAATCAATAGTAGTATCAAGTCCAGCCAAGTCTTCCTGCTGTTCATTTGTAGTAATTTTTTTACGCGTAAACTTACTTGCAGGTACCCTATAAGCAAGCTCAGACTTAGGTCTGTCCATACCGTCTTGAATCGGTTTAAAAAAGAACGGGTAATTAATTGATATTGGAACAACTTTGTCTGTGAACATTTTTTTAGCATCTGCACCTGTTTTAGAAAGTATACCATATCTACTATCACTTGAAATAGTAGCTAAATTAACTGTTTCAGCAGAAGACATAAAAGAAAAACCACTACGTCTGTTTTTAAGATAACACATACCATAGCACCTTTTATCTGCTTTACAAGCTTCCCAGAATATAAAGAATAATCTATTTGCCTCTCTAAAATCTGGAGCACCTACATCTATTTTACTCCACTGTAAATACATATAATGCGTACCTACTATATAAGTTGGTTTACCATTGTTTGTAAACCAAAAACCTTCATCTCTTCTTTTGAACTCTTCGTCTATGTAATCGTACCACTGTTCTTTTTGCTCTTCAGGGTAATTTCTCCAATCAAATATATTTTTTAATCTAGCTAGTTCTTTAGGTTGATCAAATTTTACCCATTTGTTTTTTGGGTGCACGTACACTCGTTTTGGTTCCAACGGCAAGCCAATTCGCAAACCTTGAATTTCAAGTATTTCACCGATTTTACCAGTTTTTGATATAACGACAATATCATGTTCTTTATCATATCCATATTTCCATTTTTTAGATTTATTAAGTCTACTAATAGTAGTCTTTTTAATCGGTTCTATTATTTTAACTAAACTTTGACTGTACATTACTTAGATCTGCCTTCTGCGAATCCTTTAAAAGCTTTTTTCTCTGTCTTTTCAGATGTCTTGCCCTCAAGCAAGTTTTCTTCTTCTTGGATTCTATTAAGTATTTCAAACGCATCAAATATAGCTAATTTTTTAGTAGCTGCTGCATTTTTTAATCTATCAGCTGATATATCATCGTCAGAATCTACAATAGCTTCTCTAGCTACTTTTATAAGCTCTTCAACTGCTTTATGCCCAGCTTGGATTATACTCTTCTTCGTTTCCTTGATATTCATATTTAATTGTAATAAAATTTGATAAAACTCTGTATAGTCTTTCGTTATCAACTATAAATTCATATTTACTGTTTGGTCTAACGCCAACTAAATCGTTAACATTTACAGTGCCATCAGAATATTTTACAATACCTTGTAATGGCTTTTCAGTTTCAATATTAAACTGATCCACCGCTTTCAAAGGCTTTACAAAACAATAACCTTTTGGAGCTACCCAGTATTTATTTCTTTTGTATAAAAATATTTGATCTTTATTTATAAAATAAGTGTTTTCGTTAAAATAGCTTTTACTATTACGCTCTACACCTTTCATATCGTGCCATCTTCTAAAAACATTATGATGCACTATAACTGTATCACCAGGTTTTACATCTGTATTACCAATAATAGGTGTTGATATAACTATTGCTTCTCTATTTACATATTGATGATTAAAGATCTCAGTGTTAATTATTAACTCTGAGTCTCCAACTTTTTTAGTATTATTATATCTTTTTCCTTTTGGTTTTACAACAAAGTTGTAAACGCTTTTCATTAGTACTCTAAGTTATATTCTACAGAAACAGCCATGTTTTTATTAAAGTCTTTCCATGGTAATACATCTTTTTTCTTTTTAATATAAATAGAATATTTATCATCTTCTTCTATTATATTACAAATAGTATGTCCACCGTAAACCTCTTGTCCAACAGCGTAGTGCATAGCGTCGTTTTTGTAGTCTTTACCTATACTTATCTTACGAATTAACTTTGACATCGTCTTTGTAATTAATTTTACCTGTTTGAATATCTATATCATAAGTACCATAGTCTTTTTCAAACTCAGCTTGTAATACACTTAATTGATCTCTGTTTCCAGCTATTTGATGTAATAGCTCATGTTTTTTAACTTCCATTGAACCAATTTCTAACTGTGCTCTATTTATACCGTTTACAGTGTTTTGAACTTTTTTTAATTGTTCATCTGTTATTTTTTCTGCTTTTTGTTTTAAGTCTACTATTTTTTCTTTTTTTGCCATTTTATTTAATTTAAGTTAATTTAATATTTATATTTTATGATATATATTCTTGTGACCAAGTGTTTATTAAGCCTCTTTCAGTGCTTGTTAACTGTCTATCCCAAACAACAAGTTGTTTTAACGCACCAGTAAGAGTATCTGTAGTTGCTCTTCTTCCAAATTGTTCTATTACAAAGTCGTTTCCAGCACTTGTTTCAGTGTCAGCTTGTGCTGTGTTGTTTATAAATAATGTTAAATTACCAGAATCATCACAAGTTAACATTACAGACACAAAGTCATCATCGGTTAAAGCGCTATCAAGATCAAAAGTTCTTGCTTGATTACCTGCTTTAACAGTAAATGAATCCGCAGCATTATGTCTAAAAAAGTTAGCACTATCGTCTGGATCACCATACAAAGCCTGTTGAGCACCATTCCAGTCGGTAGCTGAGTATATACCCATTATAGTCCAACCGCCAACGCTAGTGTCTAATGTTAATTGTATATCAGACCCTGAAGAAGCGGCATCTTTAAATTCAAAAGCATTTGAACCACCAGTTCCTATACCATTTACACCAGCTGGTGTTCCCGCAATTAAAGATGTATTTGCTGAAACAGATGGTATTGCAAACAAATTACCAGATCCTGAATAATGAGCAGCTTGCCAAGATGTAATGTTTCCTTTATTTGAGCTAACATTTTGTTCAGAGTCAAACCAAAACACTATATCATCTATACTTGTAGGCGTAAATGGTAATTCTTCAGTGACACCACCTTTTGTTATACTATTTCCTAAGCCTAACATTATATACCTACGTAAGCTATTACTCTACCTGAAGCTAATTTAAAACCAGTCCACCTACCGTATATAGTTACACCTTTTGGAAAAGTCTCACTATCAACAACATCACCACCATCAGCGTCAATATCTGTACTGTTACCATCTGAGCTAGGAAAGTTTTGTGCTTCAGCAGGAACTAAACCAGTAGCACCACTATCAAACACTGTGTCTTCTAAAAATGTTATTGCTACAAAAACTTTTGTAATTCTATTTACGTTTGAAGCTGGAGTTGCATCAGTATCGTCTCCACCTATTATTGTTATAGCTTCTGTGCCAGCAACGTGTATACTACCTAGTTGACCAAAAGCGTAATCTGTTGGATCTTTAAATGCCATAATTTTATTTTTTTACTTTTTCTAGTGATCTACCGCCAAAATAAGCGCCGATCACAGTTATTAATACTAATTGCAAAAGATCAATATAAGAATCTTTTACGTTAAATTTTATTGCACCAGCATCTATAAATATTAATAGCATGGTGCATACTATTAAAAATATCAATACCATTGGCCTAACATTTTTACTAAGCCATGAATCTGATTTTAAATCTGCTTGCCAGCGAGACGTTATATTCTTTTCCATTTCTATCTCGTAGTTAGCAAGTAGTTCTTTTATTTTTCTTTCAGCTTCTAGTTTCTCTTCTTTTGAAGTATGTAGTTTATCTATAACTCCACCTACATTTTTTACTAAATCAGCAGCTCCACCAGACAATAGTTTACTTAACATATTATTTACTTTTTACTTTTTCAAACGCACTAATACCAAAACACCCTAATGTTACTAAAACAAAAGAGTTATATATAGTGTCATTAATAACTAACTCTCCATCTCCTACGTAACCCATAAAAGCTATACCAGTAACTAAATCAGCTATAGCAAATAATACCATTACAGTAAAAGATATAAAACCAACTATATTCTTTTCGTTTATGTTATTTTTATCTTTAAATATTTTCCACATATTATACTGTTCCGTTGTCGTTTCCATTATTAGCATCGTTTTCCCATGGAAAACCTGTATCTCCTGCTTCTTTCCATACGCCATCTACTAGTATAGAGTCAACACCGTTTACATCTTTTCTAGGAAAATACTCTCCATTGTAAGTTACACTATCATCAGTGTAAGATAGCTTACCAAGTTTCATGTCTGTAGAGTGTCTCATCTCGTGGTTTAACACTTGACGATAATCTTCACTACCTGGCGCTATGTCTTCATTTATATATATAGTACCATCCATATTAGCTTCACCTAAAACTCCTTCATCTAAAGGTACTCTTATAACAGGTGTACCAGGTACAGAACCATCTTCACCGGCTTGCTGACCAAAACGTAGTTTAGTTTTGATTTCACCACCGACAGCATAATTACCTCTTTCTTTACCTAGTTTAAATCCCATTATCTATCTTTATCTTTTATCATATCATCTATAGCTTTATTGTAAACTTTATCTGTATATGATTTGTTATTATAAAAAATACTTCTTTCTGATGTAGGTAAATCTTCTTCACCTAAAAGTATTCTATATATTCTACTTATCATTTGTGAACATTTAAAAGATGTTTTAAATACTGAGTACATTATAGTAGTTCTGTTTCTATGTCTCCAAGTATCTATCCAACCATCTTTTCTTAATCTGTCCCACCTTGTCTTATCCCATGAATAAGTGTAAACTCCATCCATAAAATCTTTTCGTGTAAATCTTCTTTTACAATCTAAATAAATTAATAATTCTAAATCTGCATCTTTTAACCCGTAAGTTTTACAGACCCACTTTCTAGTGAGCCTGTAATACTTAAGGATATTTAATTCACGCAGATCCTGCGCAGTTAATCTCATTCAAGATTAGTCAGTAGCAGTTTTATGCTCCACAACGTGTATACCAGAAACACCAGTAATACCATTTCCTGTTACAGCATCAAAAACGTCAATCATACCACTAATATGAGGTTGACCATAGATCTTGTTTATTAAATCTGTCATGGCTGCTTTTTGAGTATTAACAGCTGTAAGATCTAAAACAACAACATCACAGTGGTCACCATCAGCGTTTACAGTAGCATCAGGTGCACCAGCAGGTACAACACCTTTTGGAGTAAAAAACAAACTCAGTCTATCTGTGTCACCAGTAACAACACCACCTAAAGCAGCATCACCAGCGCACATACCTCTTAAAGCGCTAGCTGGATAACAAGTAGACCCATTAGCTGCATCATCATCGTTGCCAATAGTAGCGTCTTTTCTAAAATACAAATATCTTTCCATTTTAAAATTTGTTTTAAGTTAATAATTAGGTTAATTGTTTTTGGGTTTAGGTTTATTGTTTATGGTTTGGGCTTAATCTACTAGAACAACATCTCTGTCTTGAATAACTCTATAAAGAGTATCTTTCCATGATATGTCGTGTCCAGCATGTTTATCATAATATATCGTATCTCCATCTTTTAAACCTTCCACAAGATTTCCACACGATATTATTTTTGCTTTTAAGTACCTATTGTCAACATCGG